TTTACTCCAAACCCAAAAGTTATAGGAGTTCCTCCTACCATCATCTTTCCGTAACAAAGGGGAACTGGTTGTCCATGTTTAATTGTTTGAGCAGGGCCTCCAAACATAGCTCCCTCTTCTTCTTTATCATTTGAAGGGTCGTCCATCATTAATTCGGTAATACCCGAAATGGCCATATTAATTCCCAGTGACATCACAGTTGTCTGAATACCTGATTGAAGTGTAGTTAAGGTTTCTCCCCACCCCATTATATCAGGCAGATATATAGCTACAACTATTATAACGATTGCCAGTATTATTTTTTCAACTGCATTTAGTTTTGAACCTTTAGGAACAGGAGTTACAACAATGTCTTCGCCTTTTAAATTATTTAAAAGTAGTTCCGCTTCTCCTAAAGCGTCTCCTGCTAACTTAACAGAGAACTCTGCTTCAAGATCTTTTCCAAAATAATCTTTATATTTTTGAGGATTATTTGCATGAACAATTTTAAAAGCGTCAGCCACAGTTGGAGCATTGACAGTCCACTCTTCTCCGAGTGCCTCTCCTGCTGATCCTTGAAATATAAGTTTTCTATTCATTTGGTTTTAATATTGTTAAATTTTTGTTTGGTAAACTAAAAATATAATAGTCTAAGTTTATAAAATTGCAATTTTGCCGATCTGTATCACTTGGGTCTGATGAACAATCTGGGTGGCTGTGAACGATTGCTAAAGGTTTCGATTTTAAATTTATCTTCATATACTCGATAGGGTCAAAAATAAAATCTTCATCACTTTTTGCAATATTCGTTACAGGATACCACTTATGTTCATTATTTTCTAGAACTATTACTCCGCAACCCTCTCTTGGGTATTCCCTGTTTAAGTGCGAAAGTATTTGTTCTTTAAGAGTATCGTTTAGCACCTGGAAATCCTCCAAATGGAAGAGACCATCTATCGACTGTTGTTGTCTTCATAGTTGAGCTAGCTGTCCCTGAACTTATAGGGTCTCCATTATATCTCATAGCACAACCTGTAAGTGTTTTACTACACGCATCTCCCATTTCCCAGTAATTATTCTCACCAGGAGTCTGATTCAGGCTAGTGTTTTTTGTTTTCCATAGTTTAGTTAAACTATTAGCTTCATAAGAAACATAAGGATTTAATCTATCCTCTGTATAAGCATAATAAGTTGTACTATTTGACCATGTAGCATATACTCTTATCCTATTAAAATAAGTATTACCATCAGCAGGAGTTCCTGCAGTTGATTTTGTAGCTGCTTTTTTACATTGCCAATATTCTGTTACCGTTTGACTTCCTGTTTGACTTCCATCAATATTATATCTAATTGCATCTGTTTTTGATGTTGAATAATAACCATTTAAAGTTAATGTAGTTCCATCTGAAACTCCGGAGTATGCAGTAAAACTAGTGGTGCTTGGAACAACAAATTCATCGTCTACGTTTACCCAATTAGTGTAAGCCACACCATCTACAGTCATTCTACCTTGTACGTCCCAATTACAACCTCCAACTCTATTTTCACGTTCTTTATCAAAACTTGCCCCTTTATAAATCCAAGAACAAGCATTAGACATAGCATGTCTATTTGGAACAGTTACTCCAACTAAATCATGAGGAGCTGCAAGATCAAACGTAACTGAAACTGCATTTTCTCCTGAAATTCTATCAATATACCATGTTTCAGTTGGAAACTCAACTGAAGGACTTTGGTCACTTGCTTGACCATAAAGATATTTTACAAGTGTAGTCCTTCGAATAACTTTATTTCCTAATAAGTCATCATTTGATAAATTGCCTAAAGCATCTCCAAAAGTTGTAAGTACATTTGCTACTGTCATTTTTGGTCTTGGAATAGCTCCTTTACTTACTTTTTTAAATCCTTGCATTTGAATAGGAAGTGCCGCATAAGTACGAATAGTGCTAGGGGTAGTTCTATCTCTAAGCTGTACAGTACTTAAATCAGCCTCCAATCCTGTATGAAAATATATGCTTGATGATGAGGTTAGTTCTATTTCATATACGTGAACCAAACCTGAGCCTGGCTCTTGCTTTTGTACATCTTCAATTATTGCGCTCATGCCTCATAAACCCTTTTAAATGTTGCTGTTGCAGAGTAATAATCACCAAAAGTATAAGTCTTTTTCCAATCAGAACAAACTACTTTAATTGCTACTTCATTGCCTGATTCATTTGTATCAGGAACTGTATAAGTAAATGCAGTAACTCCACCTTTATTTTCAAAAAATGCTATTATATCATCTATTTCTTCTTTTGTTCTATTATTAAACGCTATAGCATAACTTTCTACTAAGTTATTAATACCATCAGCAAGTCGTTGCTCATACCCATCACCAAATTTTGCAAGGTGTATTTTTGGTTTTGACGTACGAGTCATAGACTTATCAGGTCTTCTAACTGTACTTGTTAAATCTGTAAATCCTACTGCCATTTTATGCTCCTCCGAATGGGCTTAATAGTCCGCCTGGTAATTGTTGTTTTGATATTTCCTCTGTTACAGCTACTTGAATAGCTTGTCCAAATGCTTCGCCCATTTCATCATCTGTAGTAACATCTCCTCCACCTTCCATGTTTACGTTAACTGTAGTATTATAGTTACCACCTACTCTTTTTCCTTTTGGTATTACAATTTCACCAGGTGTTAACATTGCTGGTACTGTATCTCTATTTCCTGTTCCAGGAACATATTTTGCTCCTGCAGGGCCTGTTCCAGTATTATACTTTCTAACCAGTCCACCTTTTGCTCCGAAGCCGAATAAAGAAAGAGCTGATTGAAAAAAGTTAAAACTGCCACCTTGACTGAACATACCCTTAAACATTTCCAGTAACCCACCTTTACCAAAGAGACCACCGCTTCCGCCTTTTAATAGATCTGTTATTGCGTTCGTCCCAGCTTCTCCTGCTCCTTCTCCACCTATTATTTGATTTAATGCATCATCAAATACACCTTCTCCTGCTCCTTCTCCGCCTAAAGCTTTAACGTGATCCGTGAGTACTTTTTTCAGCCTATCTGTATGATCTATAAGGGCTTGTTTTCTTTCCTCTTCTGGATCCTTTATTCCAAATAAACCTTTTATCTTTCCAGTTATCGGTGACATTAGTTGCTGCCCCAGTACTTGTGCTCCTGCTCCTAAAGTATCTTTTATAGTGTTAAGAATAGCATCTTTTCCACTACCTTCTTTACCCATTATTACGTCAGCAATGTTTTTCTCTCCTGCCTTATCAAAGGCTGAAATCATACCATCTCTTAATTGTATCATATAGTCTGCTTGCTTTCTTAGTTCTTCTGTCTGCAACATCAGATTTTCTAACTTTGTTCCCATGTTCATTAACTCTTCGGCTGCTTGCTGTTTTTGTTCGTCAGATTTTGCTTGACGGTAAACAATTTCTTGTGCTGCTATCTCTGCCGCTAATGTAGCACCTTGTTCTTGTAAGGAATTAATTTCAATATTCCTTGCTAATTGTTGTCCATTAAAATCTCCAAGTCGACTTGCTATTTTTGCAGTTTGTTTATGGTGGTTTATTCGTGTTGCTAAAGTTCCATTTAATTTTCTACTTAATTCTAATACATTTTGTGCAGTCTCCAAACGCCTTTTTGTATCCTCTTTACTCATACCTTTCTGATACCCTATAGATCTTGCTGTACCGCTATAAACAGTTTCCATCTCCCCTGTGTTTTTATTTTTTACCTCTTCAGAGAGACCAGATAGGGGGTCTCCTTCGCCAGGTCTACCAAGTGCTGCTGCCATACTACGAAAGGCTACAATCATCTGATCTATATTAGTTGGTTTAAATTTGCTCCCTAACTCTCTATCCATAATCTCTTCAAGCTGTTTTTGAGCCTCTAAAAAGTTTGTTATACCTTCTCCTCCATCTTTCCCTGCTTGTTTAATGTCTTCTAAAGATTCTGCAAAGCCCTTAGCTGCGTCGGTATTGCTGTATAAGGTCTCTAATAAGCCGCTCTCTTCTAGATAAGTTCTGAATGCTTCAGGGCCTACCGCTAAAGCGTTTAACATACGCGTCACTTCGTCGTCATATATTCTCCTTATTCTTGACTGAAATGCGTCATCAGCTTCTTCCAGACCATAAGTCTTCATCTTACCCTCTCTCAAAGAAGTCCCAAGTGTTGTGTTGTCTTGCATTTTAGCGAAGGCGTCTCTAACTGCGTCTGGATTTTCTATTAAAAGACCCGCTAAATTACTGGTCAGGTATTGCATTATTGCATCTGAGTCTCTCTGAGCCAACCCTTCATCAAATTTTTCTTTTGGTAATAAACCTTGAAGAATCTTGTATCTTTTTACTAATTCATTATTTATTTCTTTTTGAGTTTTTAGTTGACCATCATCTTGCTTAAGCATATCTTTTTGTAGTTCATGGATTTCTTCCATAGTTACATAAATCGCTTTCCATTCCCCTTTTGATTTTCGGGTTTCCAGTCTTTGCTCTTTAGTTGTTGTAACCATGTCTTTTATAAATTTAACTATAAAAGCAAATAGAGCTATATTAAAAGCAAAAGATATTATAGTACCTAAACCTGCAAATAAAGGTGCTAATCTAGTTATAACTTTGCCAAGCCCTGCAAGAGCTCCTGTTGCTAATATTGCTGGTAAAGTGATCCCTACAGTAATTGCTGCTCCCATTGCATTAGCCCCAGCTACAACTTTATTCACATGAGCCTGATGTGCTGCAGTCATTTGTCTATATACTGATTTAACATATTCTAATTCACCTGCTCTTAAGGCATTAAGTTTTGACGCTTTAGTACCTTCATTTTTTATCATTAAAGCTAAGGAGCGTTTTTGATTTATTACATGTTTATCTAACCACGCTTGAGCGTCAATACCCATTTTAGTCAGTATTGCTTTGAATTTTTTACTTCTTAACTTGTCAGTATTAGATAAGTCTGCAGCTGATTTCTTATACAGAGCAGCCTGATCTCTAAAACTTTGTTTAGTAAGTTCTGCAGTTTTTTTAGTATTTACACCATATTCGGTCATACTTGCTCCTAAAGTTTTAAGAGCAGGGAAAGCACTTCGAAGTATACCTGCAGCGAATCCGACAAACAATAAAGTTGCCGCCTCTGTGTTATCTGATAAGAATTCTGCCATAGCTGCTAGGGGCTCTATTACAAAATCTTTTAATCCTATCATAACATCTTGTATAGAAGTTTGTAGACGAGTAAATGGATTAACTAATGCTTCTGCTTTGTCTGCAAATCTACCAAAGTTATCTGTTAATTGTCTCTGTACTTCATTGTATACAGCAGCCCTTCTTTGTGAAAGAGTTAGTTTATTTGCTACAAGACCGTTAGCTAGTGCATACCTACGAGTAGCATTATCAAGTCGAAGTACAATACCTAATTCATCTAGTAACTCTGGTTCTGCTTTTGTAACACCTCTAATTAATCTGTTGAAAGAGTCCGTCAAATCTCTACCTAGTACCGCAGAAACAACTTTTGCTCCTTCAGCTAGCTCTTTTAAGTTTTGAGGAGATAGACCGGCGGCTACACCAATTTGAGCAGCTTGTGCTGCGTCTCCGAACGCAAGTACCCCACTTGTTGCCTCTCTCATTTGAGCTACAACGCCTGACATAGCTACTCCTGTCATATCGGCATACATTCGTAGACCTTCTGTTTGAGCCTTCCAATCAAAAGCTTGTTGTAATCCTCTAAATAAAGCTGAAACAGCAAATATAGTGGCTGCGAGTGTGGCGTAAGCAGGCACAAGGGTACCTTGTATGCCTTGTGACATTTTTGAAAAGTTTTTAGTTGTGTTGGAAGAAGCTTGAGCTGCTCCTTTTAGTTGCCTATCTGTAGAGTGAGCACTTTTTCCAGTTTTATCTAAATTTTTACTTGTTTTCTCTGCTTGTGTTCCAACAGCTTTTAAAGACCCATCATCTTGGATCTTAAAAGTCATTACTACTGTATTTTTAGCCATTTACTGATATTCCTTGTTTCTTGCCGGGAGTAGCTTTTTGTGCTACACTTTCTGCCTTTCTTCGCTCTCTTTCGAGCTTATTGTTTTGTGCCCCCATTGTCAAATTATCTATAATTTTTAAGAAATAAATAACATCTTTGGGGTTTATAATATTTAACTTGTCAAGTAAAATTCCTAGAGCACTCCAATCTTTACCAAGATAGTTTCCTGAGGCTCCGTCCCATCTGTCTGGGAGTAGGGAATGTACTCTAAAGGCATCTATTACTTCTAATGGAAATATAGTACCTTCTAGTAGTCTTATAGTGTCTTCATTAGGTTCTTTTTTCATAGCCTCCATAACTTTAATGTATTCATCTACATTTTTATAAGGCAGTCCTTTTATATATTTTTCAAGTAGAGTACGTATATAAGCTACTTGGTCTTGGTAAAATTTTCAAGATCACCTACTACTTCAGTTATCCATGTGTCAAAATCTGCAGCGTTTTTCATTAATAATTCTGCGTTTTCTTGACTATAAGGTAACTCTTCTTCAAGATCAATTTCTGAAGTATCAATTAAAAGTAATTGAGATACATAGTCATACTTGAAGCCTTTCCAACCTTTTATTACTGCTCTTACGTATTCAGTAAGAAAAAGGTCTTCGTCCATTACCTCATCAAAGGCACGAGTTTTTTTATTAAATTTTTGTTTTAAAGTTTTATTTCTAAGTTTCATTAACTCTTCTCTTGCAAGATAAGTTAATTGAACTTCTAAACCTTCAAATCCATGATATTCTATAAATACCGTTTTACTCGGCGTCATTAAACTAGATAATGAAACTGGTTGTGTTGTTTGTTCGTTCATGCTGGTTTGTTCCTATAATTATGTTAAAAAACGTTAGGGCGGCGTACCGCCCTAACAGCCT